CGGTTAGGTTTCGACGTCGCGGATGATGGCGGCGACATGAACGCAACGATATTGGCGCATGGACAATTGTGCGAGGCTGCTGATGAGTGGAAGGGGCAGGAAGACGAGCTTCTGCAGTCATGCACCCGCGCATATGTTTTGGCGCGCGATAACGGGGCAGAGATCGATTACGACAGCATTGGGGTTGGGGCTTCTGCAGGGGCAAAGTTTAAAGAACTGAACGATGCCCAGAAAGGGACTGTCGTCTATCGCAAGTTCAACGCGGCCGGCAAGATCATTAGGCCTGACGAGTTCTACATGCCTGGCATCCGGAATAAGGAAAAGTTCGAAAACCTGAAGGCGCAATCGTGGGTGGGTGTCGCGGATCGCCTGCGCATTACTCACGCCGCTGTCACCAAGGGCGAGGAATATGAATCGCACGAAATCATTTCGCTTTCATCAGGCATCGACAATCTGAAGAAGCTTATAACCGAACTCTCAACACCGCATAGGGGCTACACCAAAACGGGCAAGGATATTGTTGAGAGTAAAAAGGATCTGGCCAAGCGGGACGTGAAATCACCTAACTTGGCGGATGGGTTCATCATGGCATATGCGCCGGTAGATCGCGGGCCAGCTAAGCCAAACATAAGGCGTCTATGAAAGACGAGAATAAGCCGCTATGATGCGCGGCGTCATCTAACGACTTGGAGCCTCCATGGCAATTCTAGATTTGTTTCGCCGCACACAGCCAGTCCCGGCGCCAGAAGCCAAGGCATCGCAGACCGCCGCAATTATGGTCGGGAACAAGCAGGCGCAGTGGGGCAAGCGAACCTTCGCCGCATATGCGCAAGAGGGATATGGCCAAAACCCCGTGGTGTTCTCAGCGATCAGCAAGATTGCAGAATCTGTGGCGGCGCTGCCGATCGAAGCATGGGTGGGCGATAAGGAAGCGATCACGGATCCGGCGCTAGATCTTCTGCGCAAGCCCTCGCCCACGCAATCGGGCGGCAAGCTGATAGAGGAAATCGTTTCGTATCTCTACCTTGGCGGCGATGCTTTTGTGGAAGGCGTGTCAACGGGCGGCTTTCCCGGTGAGCTGTACGCGCTGCGTCCCGACAAGGTTTCACTGGTTCCGGGTATTTCGGGGTTCCCTGAATCCTTTAGGTTTGAGAACAACGGGCGGTCAGTCGTTTATCCCGTTGATCAGGCGACGGGCCAGTCAGACGTTTTGCAGATCAAGATGTTTAATCCGCTGGACAACTGGCGCGGCCAATCCCCTGTAGACGCTTGTGCGTATGAGGTCGATATTCACAACGCCGCGTCTGCGTGGGTCAAGGGGCTACTGGACAACAGCGCGCAGCCATCGGGCGCCCTCACGATGTCATCCGAAAACGAACTGACCGATGAACAGTTCAAGGCGCTGAAACAGCAGATCGAAGAAATGTATTCCGGCGCGGACAATGCCGGGCGCCCGCTTCTGCTGGAAGGCGGGATGACGTGGCAGGCGATGGGCCTTGCGCCGAACCAGGTCGGCATCATCGAAATGAAGAACGCGGCCGCCCGCAACATCTGCTTGACGTTGGGCGTCCCTCCTCAGCTTCTAGGCATTCCGGGCGACAACACTTATTCTAACTATCAGGTTGCGCGTGAGGCGTTCTATGAGGACACTGTTATCACGCTGGCCAAGGCTATCTATGAAAGCCTGACGTCATGGTTTGCACTGTTCGGATCAAGTACAGAAATCCGCCCATCGTTCACAGACACCCCTGCAATGGTTCGCCAGCAGTCTGAGAAGTGGGCAATGGCTGACGCATCAAGCGAACTGACCGTTGATGAAAAGCGGGAAATGAAGGGGCTTGAACCTCTGCCGAATAATCAGGGGAAGGTGGTGTTGATTGCATCCAGCCAGATCCCGCTATCGGCTGCAGGTCTTGGACTCGACATGGGACCGCCTGAAGACGCCGACGACCCGAAGGATCCTGAATAAATGCCGCGTTACCTGCTGGGCAGCGATCGGGCGACCATTGTTCGACAGCAGGACGTCATGCTTACGCGCTTGCAGGTTCGCTATCGACCCCGTTTTCAGCGCGTACTGAATGCCGCCGCCGCCCGTATGTTGAGGGATTATCAGGCGACCGGGGTTGTCCCTGACAATTCGGAGGAAGACGCAGCCGCGCTGGCGCAGGTGTTTCAAGAGATGGCCCTGGCGTCTATCCGATCATCAGCGCAGGCGGTACTGGACACCGGCAAGTCATGGGCCATGCAGCTAGAGCGCAAGGATTTCGCAGACACGTTTATCCTTTTCGCCGCCGACTATATCGCAGATGAAATGATCAGGGCGCGCATTCGCAACATCACCAAGACAACCCGCACCACCATAATCGCCGCGATTGCTCGCACAGTGGCGCAGGATAACGGCGTGGATCGCGTAGGCATTGCGCGCCAGATCAGCCGAAGCGTTCCATCGATCAACCGCAACAGGGCAGACAGAATATCGAGGACTGAAACGCATGGGGCATCCACCTACGCCGACCAACAGGCAACGCGCCAATTGGGGCTGGACCTCTCGAAAGAATGGGTGGCGGTGGAAGATGCACGGACGCGCGAGGACCATAGCCAAGCTGACGGGCAGGTCGTGGCGTTCGCGGATCCTTTCCTGATCGGCGAAACTGGAATTCCTATGATGCGGCCCGGCGATTCAATTGCTCCGGCGGATCAGATCGTAAACTGCCGCTGCCAGTCCATAAGCATCGTTAATGACTAGGCCAATCTTATAACCGTTGATTATTGGCAGGAATCCGATATCATGCGGTCAACAATCGTAAGGCGATCTAACCAATGAAAACGCAGGCTTGCCCCGACCAATTCAAGATGACGGACGAAAGCGACGGCAGCTTTGAAGGCTACGGCGCTATCTTTAATACGGTCGATCAGGGGCAGGACATCATCGACCCCACGGCATTTGATGTGTCTCTGGACCGTCGGAAAAGCGAGACCTTTCCAATTCTTTGGCAGCATGATCCCTCACAGCCTATCGGGTTCTGGGAGTCGATCGCGCCGGACGCGAAAGGGCTGTTCTGCAAGGGCCGTATCTTGCGGGATGTGACAAAGGGTTCCGATGCTATCGCCCTGCTTAAGGCTATGGCGATAGGCGGCCTGTCCATCGGCTACAAGACTATCCAAGCGGTTGAGGAGGGCGGCGGACGAATCCGGCGCTTAATGGAGGTGGACCTTCGCGAGATCAGCGTAGTGACCTTCCCCATGCACCCGGACGCTGGCGTGACTGCCATCAAGTCGAACCTCACTATCAGACAATTCGAGAATACCTTGCGGGATGCTGGTTTCTCTCAAAACGAAGCCAAGGCCATTGCGGCGCGCGGCTTCAGCGGCCTAACGGGACATCGGGATGATGGATCAGAGAAGGCGGACAGCAGCGCGGCCATGAGGGAAGCGGTGCTTAAACTTAAACATCTGTCAGAGGAAATGACAAATGGCTGACCAAATCGAAGTAAAGGACGTTCTGGCGTCCATTGAGGGTGTGAATCGCGCCTTCGAAGAGTTCAAAAAGTCCAACGACGCAGAACTGAAACTGAAAGCTGACGGCAAATCCGTTGACGTGCTGATTGAAGAAAAGTCCGCCACTATTAACGCGGAAATCAGCAAGCAGCAAGAAACGATTGACGCCTTCATCTTGTCTCAGAAGCGCAAATCCCGCGCACTGCTGGACGAGAACGGCAACGAAATTGACCTGGACAAGAAAGCCGCTGACTGGATCACCGCTTCCACCGGCGACCGTTCGCGCGTTGCCACTGGCGAACAGCTTGGCGAATACAAGTCAGTCTTCGGCTCGTTCCTCCGCAAGGGCGATCGCGTCATGGAAGGCGTGGAACTGAAAACCCTTTCGGTCGGTTCCGATCCTGCAGGCGGTTATCAGGTCCACCCCGACACTAGCGGTCAGGTTGTAACGCAGATATTTGAGACCTCGCCAATGCGCGCATATGCGTCGTCTCAGACGATCTCGACTGATGCTCTTGAGGGCACGGTTGATGATGATGAGGCTGCAGCAACGTGGGCTGATGAATCATCTTCGCGTTCAACGACCGACACCCCGGATCAAGGCATGTGGCGCATTCCGGCGCATGAGATCTATGCCAATCCGGATGCAACACAGAAGCTTCTGGACGACGCAGCCGTTGATATGGAAGCCTGGCTTGCTGGCAAGGTTGCCGATGCGTTCGCCCGCGCTGAAAATACGGCGTTTGTGAACGGCGATGGCGTTAAGCGTCCACGTGGGTTCCTGACCTATGGCGACTATGCGTCTGCTGGCGTGTATGAACGCGGTGCGATCGAACAGTTCGACACCGGCGCCAATGGTGCATTCGTGGCTGCGCCAAACGGCGGCGATGTTCTGATCAAAGCGACCAACCAGTTGAAAGCGGGCTACCGTGCAAATGCAAACTGGTTCATGGGCAAGGGCGCCGCAGAGCTGGCGCGCAAGCTGAAAGACAGCGACGGCGCTTACCTCTGGCAAAACGGCATTGCCCTTGGCCAGCCTGCGTCACTTCTGGGCTATTCGGTGGCTGCGTTTGAGGACATGCCGACGCCTGCCACTGGTTCGCTGTCCATCGCCTTTGGCGACATGCGGGCAACGTATCAGATCGTTGACCGGATGGGCATCCGGGTTCTGCGCGATCCATTCACCGCAACGCCGAAGGTCATCTTCAAGACCACCAAGCGGACCGGTGGCGACGTCGTGAACTTCGAATCTATGAAGCTGATCAAGTTCGCAGCCTAATCCCTGACTGTGCTATCCTCGCACAACAACTGGGCGGCCTTCGGGTCGCCCTTTTTCCTTTGCTTTCCGGTAATATTCATGCAAGTTTGCCCTTAGCAAAAAGTGACCAATAACGGTCCAGGCTAAAAAGAGGATAGAACGGCATGACTGATCCAGTCAGAATAGAATTAAACGAACGCACTCTTAGTGATTTCTATCAAGGGTACATCAACCGTAAAATGATAGAGCATTTCCACAAGTACGCCTCAGCGCCTCAATTCGACGCTTGGAAAGTTAGCGGGTGGAATGATGGCACTGCCACACTTCATTGCGTTAAAAAGCGGAATGGAAAATTCCTTTTGTTTTCATTCCCCGACTATGGCGAGCCAACAATGAAAGAGGTTTCCCCAAAGGTCGAGCATGTTGGCTGGGATTGACCGCCTCACGCTCCAATAGTTCTTTGCATTCGTGAGGGGTAGCCCCCAGCGCTTTAAGCGTGTATTGTTCGGATGTCTCCCACTGAGAGGCGGCATCGGGTCGCCTA